TTGCGTTCTTCCTTCGACTTGTTTTTGAATTTATTATCATTATTCGTAAGTCGTGCTGTTGTTCGCGAGGTGACTCAGCCTTGCGACAGGGAATCGTTCTTGGTGGACAAAGCCACTCTAAATAGAGTTAAATCCCACACTGCAAGCCTCCCATTCCGCCGGGTGAATTTGCCTTTACCTGGTCTGGACTGGTGGTAAACCAATACAGCGTGCGCGTTTTGCTTCTCTCCGAAGCCAGACGCTACTGGCCTCTGTCTTTTATAAGGATGACAGATGGTCCGGGGGTGGGGAGACCTAGTCTTCCCCGGGATCGTACGCGTCATCTGGCAATACGTAGTTCCACAACTCGTAGCCAGCACCGTACTTTTCCTTCCACGCCTCGACTCTGTCTTCATACGTAAGATCAAGATCATTCGTCATGTGCAGAATTCCTGCGCGGGTTCCAACCTCCTTCATTTGCAACCTCCTCTTCTCATAGACCTCTGGTCCGTGGTTAAACCACTCACGAGCGGCTCCATCCAAATTAATGGCAGCCACTTGTTCCAACATGAGGTCTTTCTTCACAATGTTGTGGAGGGACTTAAAGATAGACGGCTCTATGAGCGCGCCCACATGAATGCCTAAGGCTTCGTGGTACACGCTCTTCCGCTTCAAAAACTCAAATTCTCCATCGCCTAGGAAATCTGCTAATTCAGACTCCTTGTCGGGCATAGTATAAACTTGTCCGTACTTGGCGAGGAACTCCGATGCGCCCCTAATGGTGAAATTGTTCAGCTTCTTTGATACACTGGCGATATTGTCGTCGCCGTAGCACATGAGCTTCACAACGTCCCTAAAAGGCGTCTTAGACTCGAGATCCGTAGGAGGATTATTGGCGTAATAGTAACACCTCAAATTCAGGCTTCCGCATATGCTGTTTATAAATACAGTTAACGAATTGCCACTGATGTGCGTACCTTCGGTTAGAGAAATCAACTCGCCGTGGACTTGGACATAAGCGAACACAATGTCGCCAGCCATAGCCTCCATGACGCGAAGATCCTCATCTGAATAGTCGCAACACCGTGCAAAATCGATCAAAATGCGAATAGCTGCAATAATGAGTTGTGAAGGGAGTTTCTGGTCATACTTACCATAGTCACCTCCGAAAATTCTGTCGCTTCCAAATGTATGCACGTGTTTATGTAGCTGTTCCCACTCTTCGCCATGTGCGTTGATGCCTACGGCACACTCGCTGACGAGAGGGTTAAACTGCAAGATACGTAACAACGGTAGGAAATACTTGCGCACCAAGAAGGTCAAAGCCATCGGGTTTGCAAAGTACATGCGGCACTTCTCTTTGGTTACAATTTCGTCCTTTTCACAGCACTTGGAAATACAATTGGCACGTTCGCCATTCTTGTAACAAGTCTCACAACGCTCAACCTCTCCTCGAATTTCGGGTTTGAGGCGGCGGCGGACAGGCTCCTCATCGGTGGGATCTAGTTCGTCGACATAGTCGGCTTTGATTCCAGTGAGAGGATATCCAGGTGCTGTTCCTAACTTCATGCCATCCATGAAGCGTTTTCCAGGAATTCCACACAGGTTTTCTTGCTCAGTTAGTGGTCGTGCATTTCTCCACAATCTACCACTGAAAATGGGGATAAGAGGTTCCTTATAATCCTTAATGGCGGTCTCTAGCAGACCCGCTGGATACGGGTGCGCCGGGACGGCCATGTTGGAAAGGCACTTCTGTGCTCCCCACCATCGTGGTCTCATCTTAGGAGGCATGCCGGTGTTGGGAACGCCACACACGTCCATAACGTGTTCACTGGTCGGAGACACAGTGACACGAGAACGTGGGTTCGTTAGCGATCCACAATTACCGTGATATTTCAACTGAGAATCATCAGGAAGAAAGTTGAGCGGATGCTTTTCATGGAGTTGGGTGCCAGTGATAACTTTCACTCCCATTACCTGGGGTTCAAACACTTCAGCTGCACCCGTGAAGAGCACTCCTTCGCGCCCACTTAGGTCGCGCATTCCATCTTGAATTTGTTGCTGTGTAAGAGCACCATAGCATCCTTGCGGAGTTCCAGCTCTGCCACCGAGGTGGAAGCCTAGAATACTCCGGACGCTACCCATACCTAAAATGGGTGCTCCACAAAGTCCTTCAAAGGTTTCAATGCTCAAGTTCTTGTATGCTCCTCCATCAAAGGTTCTAACCCTGTTATCCGCAGGCCCTGGAACAGTATGTCCAGTGGCCGTCACCATCTCACCACTTTTCTGTCTAAACTTCAAGTGGAATGGTGCAGCAGGCATCTTACCGTTGGGGAAATAGCAACGCAAGTCTTTAAATGATCCTCCATTAGCACAATAGCACAAAGCTAAATCAGTCTCTGGGACAAAGTAGCAGTTCGCCCGATCCAATCGAGCGACGAACTTGCCTCCAGAAGCATCTGGGTGTGCAAAACGGAAGTCAATCTCAAGCATGTCTTGTTCGAAATAGTGCTGAGGTATAATACACAGGTTAGAACGCACAAATAGTGAATTCGCCAGGTACCTCTCACCGTTCTTCAAGATTGTACCATATAAAAGGTTCTTCTCAACAAGCTTTTCAAATTGCTCTGCGCTAGTAGTGGCACTCTGCTTCGATGGCGGTAGAGGACGGTGAACAACTTCCGTATACGGATTTACCTCCGCATCTCTCTTCGCAATCTCAGCTTCTGTCTTTGGGACAAGAGAGCCTTGCGCTTTGTCTTCCTTGAATTTCCTGTAGACCTTAGCAAGTGTGTATAGCGCGGCGATCACGGCCGAGGCCTTCACCAGCTTTCCACCATGCTTGTCTCTAAACTCCTTAAGACTGGCAGCAACAACATTTCGATCTACGAGCTCTTGGCGGAATTCTTCTTTCACTCTATCCACAATGCCTGTTTGACGCAGGTAAGTGGTGGTGATGATGATACACACCATAAGAACTCGAAGCCAGCCCCATAGGAACACAATGCATGCATACATAAACAAAATACCTTGAATAAGGTTGAACAACATGCTTCGCATAACTCTTGAGCGCAACTTACCGCGGTAGCCGAACATTACGACACCTTGGAAGAGTCCGCTCTTGAGCCAAGGAGTGGGAATAATCCACATCCAATCCCAATTCTGGGCAAAAGCTTTGGCGGCCGCCAACATCGCTGTAGATGCAGCAGCCTCGAATGTTTCGCCATAGCCTAAGAGATCCTTCTTAAGTCGGGTAGTGATGTCACCAGTAGAATCTGTGATAGCTGTCACTAACTTATCGCCGTACTCGGGTTCCCGACCCATGTGCGGCCCAACTTCTTCTGCGGGAAGGAACTCCTTACCATCTTCATCGAACTGTTTACCATCGTGCAAATCGCAATAGCCTTCGATCTGGTTACAGCCGTTGGCGGGACAGCGATGCACTTTGCCAGCGCGATCTTTCATGCGCTTGACAATATCATCTTGGTTAAGTCGATGTAGGTGAAATTGCTCAATAGAGTACTGAATTAGTGTCTTGATGGACACGTCCTTCAATGGCTTGCCCCGCCACTCTATGACTTCATATTTCGCAACGTCTTCGAGATTTGCAGGTTTTACTGCTTTCTCTACGGTCACGATCCAAATGTCGTCGAATACGGGTTCAATGCCAAGTTCGTCATAATGAGCTCTCACTTTGGCGGAGTCGAGACCTTGTGGCTTACCATCCAGAATAAACTGGAATTCAGGTTTAGCCTTGACCGTGATCACTTCGTGCATACGCCTTTGAATAGAATACGGGCAGTTAGAGTACGTGCCTGCGTCTAGGTGTTTCACATTAGTTGTTACGGTCATGATCTCAGGTTCAACAAAAACTTTTCCTTTCTGATCAAGTTCGGCCATCTTCGCTACATAAGGCGAGTTGTTGGCCACTTCATCAATGATCTGTGTGTGTGGTTTACCAATGAAGCCTGCTTTAATATTAGCAGCATCATCAAGATTGAGGATGAGCTTCGCGGAAGTCCAGTTTGCCCAGAACTCATCATCGGCATTTAGTGTGCAGCGATACTCCTTATCTAAGGGCAAGTCGCAACTCGCCAAAAGAGCGTCACATAACTGGTCGCAAATGGTGGTTTTTCCCTGACTAGACTCACCAACAAACTCTAGGCAAAAGGGTGCTTTACGCACACCTGTGGATACCTTGAGTGTGATATAGTCATTCTTAATCTGCAACAGACGCATAAATTTGTCCTGGATGAGCTTCTTCTCGAAAGTTCCACTCTTAGCTCCAAGCATATTCTTCATGCGGGTGGCAAGTGCCTCCAATCTGCGGTCGAATTCCTTTTCGGAGACCTTCGCAACTTTGTAGAGGTTTCCATTCTTTACGAGGGACCAATACAAAACAATGTTGGAAAACTCCTCATCGATTTCACTTGCAGATCTATCGCTGATAAGTAGGGGGGCTAGACTCTTTTCCTGGTAACACATATACATGTTCTCCACGAAGAATGTCACAGTGCCGAATGCTGCGTCAGCAATATCGGTTGCATCACCATGAATTATCTTCAAATCGGGCTCAAACATCTTATACTCTTTCACCGAAAAGGTGAGAGTGGAGGCCTTACAAAGGCCAGAACAGACAATGAGACCCAATAGTTTGGAAAAATGGTCAAAAAGTTTGTTTCCTTTGACTGCCGACCAGTTCTCTCGGACAGAGCGTACAAGTTTCAGCCACTCAGGCTGTAGCTCTGCCTGGTCCACATACCGCATCTCGACTTCGCCATCATTAGGCTCGTCAGGTCCTTGCGGTTCGTTAGCAAACAGTTCGTTGACATAGTCGGTGATCTGCTTGGTCACTGATGAATCAAACCAGCTCCTAACATAGAGAAAGATCGCTCCAAAAGCTGCAGGCAAGTCCTCGCAACCACTTAACGTGAGAAACAAGGCTACTAATGCTTCAACTTCAGCAATCAACTCGTCAGAAATAGGAAGTTTACCATACGCTGCGATGTCTTTAAGAACTTTGACAGCAGAATCAACTTGGGTTACTCCTACGGCACCGGAGGCTAAGCTCTCGATGTCCTCTGGTTCGGTGAATCCGGTTGGCCATGACACGACGTTGGGCGGTTCCTGATTTGGATCCTCTGGTTCTTCCTCAGACTCGGGGTCCGAGGGTCCATGAGGTTCAAAAATGCCTTTCGTGGTGTCACTCAAAGGGTGTGTGACAATAGATGTGTCCGAGGAATCATCAATGTCGGGGTTTTGATTATAAAAATCGGTTTCCTCTTTCGCGTGGTATGCGTCCACTAATGCTGGGTATCTAGTGGAAGATTCTGGTATTGAGACCGAGACGTACCTCATCATACAGACGAGGCCATATAGACTGGAATTTGCCAGAGCAAGTGGGGATGGCAGTTCCCCAAATCGTGTGCGGTCAAAGACAACACACGGCCATTCATTACCAAGCTGCATACGGCAGCTAGGACCGAAAGCGGTCGTGCTTCCAGCCCGAGATGCACCTTTACGGTACATCGGAAAGGGGGGGGGCTTTTCGTGGTCTCAAAGGGGCACCAAGTCCTTCTATCCACAGGATTATAAAGCCTACCTGTAAAAATGACGTGCAGGAATTTTTGTTTAGCCTCAGATTATCAAACTGAGGGTTCGTGCAATTACACTTTTAGATCTAGCATGGGGTGAAGCTTGATATCTAACGTCCGGTACTGGGGACGATAAATATGCGTCGGAACGCATCAGTAAAATGGTTTGGGAGAGTGGTGTTCTCTCCGAAGTCATGGACCTAAGTCCACAACAAAATGGTTGGGTCCCCTTGTGTATCACTCGATAGTGAGGCTCAAGGGGGGAGCCGAAACGATTGGGTTGATGTACAACAGATCCTCTAGTCTGCCAAGGGAAGGCGGGATCTCCAATAGGGCGCTTACACGCCCTAATGGAGGCCGGAACTTCCAGTGGGCGAATTAACGCCATATACATACTCTCTCCAGGGACGCCGTGAGGCGCCCCTGGG